CTCCATGACTGTTAGCAATATTGGTAATTATGATTTTATTCTGTCAAATACAGAATCACTAAATGTTACCACTCATAACGGCCTAAATACTTTGACATACGACTTCAATATGGAAAATAATCCTCGTATGCCTGAAATCTCACTGGAAATCGCCAGCACCACAGTGAACGTGGAAACACGTAAGCTGCGTACTGTATGGTCAATCGAAAGTGCTCAGGATATGCGTGCGATGCATCATATTGATGCTGAAAAAGAATTGGTTTCACTGCTTTCAAGCGAAATTGCAGCTGAAATTGACCGTGAAACTATTAATAACTTAATCACTAATAGCGGTCATCGTCGTAATTACGATTACAATAATCCGTTTATTGTGGGTGGTTTTGCCGTTGGTGGTGGAACTGGCCTGCTTAACTGGAATCAGTCAGCTTCTCTGCCTGCAGCCGGTGGAAATCCATGGTTCCCGGTTGGTGGTTCTGGTAATCTGCGCGACAGAAATGAAGCTCTTATGTATCAAATTCTTGAAATGTCTAATGATATTTATCGTCAGACACTTCGTGGCGCAGCTAACTTCATTATCACTTCGCCGGAAATTGCTTCTAAGCTGGAGCAACTGAGTGAATTCGAAGCAACTCAGAATAGTGTGATGGATTATTCTCTGGGTATCCAGCAAGCTGGTGTTATTCAGGGTAAATATCGCCTTATTAAGGATCCTCTATTCCCGAGTGATCTGATTCTGTTAGGTTATAAGGGTGCTAACAATATGGATGCTGGTTACCACTATTGTCCATATGTACCTCTACAGTTAACCCCAACCATGATGGATACTCGTTCAACAAACGCAGTGAAAGCCATTATGACAAGATATGGTAAATTTATGCCTGAGAATGGTAGTAGATTCTACGGTATCATCAAGGTTAGCAACTTAACCGCACAGGGTAGCGCAACACCTTCAGGATTCCCAATTCAGACTAGCACCAGCATTTCTGGTAGTAATCTGATTGACGGCGACTCTGATCTAGTTTAAACCCTTAGTATGGAGGGGAAATCCCCCTCCATACTTTCCTTTTAATACTGATAACTTGTGAAATAGTCAAGAGTACACTAAAGAACGATAAAGAAGAGGTTACAATGCCAAAATTTTTAAATCCGTATAGAGGACGCGTTGAATTTATTTACAACGACACTCGCATTCGTTTGATGCCTAATCAAATTATGGAGCTTCCGAAAGCATTAGGTCAAAGTCTGCAATTAAAGCTAGTAGAAGAAGTAATTGTAGAACCCGAAAAGGCGCCTGAATTATCACCAGAAAAGATTGAAAAGATTGATTCTGAACTTCAAGACATTAAACATAAAATTGATTCTGAAGCTACTATTATTCCGGTATTTGATGCTAAAGAAGAGGATATAGTTAAACATGCAGAAGAAGTAATTCCTGCAACACCAGAATCAGAAAAACAAATAATTGTCGATGTTGACAAAGACGCAGAAACTTTAAAAGAAGCCTTGAAAGAGGACAAAGAAGATGAAAAAGAAGAACCAGAACCCGAAAGTAAGCCCAAAAAGCGCGGAAAAAGAAAATCAAGTAAAACAGTCTAAAACTGTAAATGTTTTAGAAGACAAAACTAGAATGTTGTTGACGGATGATTCTTCAGAAGTATTACTTCCGGTAATTTCTGAATAACTTAATAGCATAAAAGGAAAACATTATGCCTTCAGATAAATTTAGACCTTATCAATATATGCGTGAACGTAATCTTTTCAGTGAATCTGATAAAGCTAACATGAAGCGCTTCTTGGGTGATATTATTCCAGAAGAAGGTGGAGAAGGCACACCACAGCCAGCAACGCCCGCACCTGATGGTTCTCCTAAAGAACCTAGCAATCAGCTACCTCAGCCAGAGAAACGCGCTGACGGCGGCTCTGGGACTCCACAGCCGGCAACCCCGGTGCCACCTTCAACACCAAGTGATCCGGAACATCAATTACCGCAACCAGAATTGCGTTCGGATGGCGGGCCGGGGACTCCGCAGCCATCTACTCCTACTGAAGCTGTTGAAATTAATAAAACTCAATATAATAGTTCTAAAGCTAAACTTCTTATTAAAGATATTATTACACAGTCGGTGATAACTATAGCTTTAAATGATGTAAATGCTAGAAAAAAGTCTCATGAAAAGCTAGTCGGGTTGACAACGGAATTGAAAAAATACTTAAATATTAAATAAAAAGGAAAAGATTATGTCAGAGCAAAGAAACAAAAATTTCGTATACGAATTCATTAACAAAATGGAAAACAGAACAGGAATTACCGAAGATAATTTCAAAGATGCAGACCGTTCCCCTGGCGGTATTTTTGCGAAAATCGGTAGTGAAAAAAATATCGGTAAAAAGTATGAAATGGTAAGTCAGTGGTACATTGGCAATAAGAATAACAAAGACATTGCCGGTGAAATTATTGACATGTTTAAGGCATTACATTTCGTAAAGATTGCCCTACAAAGACTGAATCTTCTTGGAAGTAAGCACTTTACCGGTCTTGTTGATGAAGTTATGGTAAAAGCAAAGCAAAAACTTAAATAAGTATCTGGGTTATAAGAGATTTTACAGTATTTTATAACCCAGATAATTTTTAACTGGTGCTCTGGAAAATGTTCCGGCGCACCATTCTATTGTAGGTATTATCTATGAAAAGTATGAAACATACTATCGCTGAATATGCAACAGGGGCGCTCAACGTATCTCGTTTGGTAAAGAAATTTTATAGACAATGGGAAGATATGCCGAAATATTTCGCAAAAGCGGATTTTGCAAAGTCTTATTCTGGTAAGGATGGATTAACTCCGTTCTTTGAACCATTAGATACGCTTATAAAGCTAGGCGATGACGTATATGGTAGCTATAATTATTTGCTTCCACAAGAGTTAAGGATAAGTCATAGAGCATTAAAACAGGCTATTCAGTCAAAACTTGATAGTGGCAATTTTGAAAAAGAAGAAAATATTAGACATACAAAAGATTTGTTTCGAAAAACTATTCCGTCCGCTGCCAGACTTGGATTAGCAAAAAAAGCTAGCCAACTAAGTAAAGCTAAGGGTAGTTATACTCGTGAAGATTTTAGTGAATTATTTGCTAGTTATTATTCCTTTTTGGAACATGTATTACCTAAATTTAAAGGTAAAACTATTACAAATTTTGCCACAGTATCTAGTATTAGTAAGGCAGTATAATGGGAAACAAGAAATTATTTATTCAGTTGAAATAGAGTGCCCCATTGAAAATAATGGAGAGAATTTTAGATAGAGTTGTAGCTCATGTCTTAAAAATTGAAATGAAGAAAAACTAGTATTAGGAAAATATAAATGCCATTAGTACAACCGGGACTAAATTTAAGAGACAGAATTAAACAACATATAATGTTTGAGTTCGGACATGGTGTTGTAACTGTTGAAGTTATAGAACCTTGGGTTGACCAGGCAATTGACGTTGCAATACAAGAATTCTCTCGTTTTTATCCTAATGCGGAAGAATGGTCGGTATTTAATGCAGTTGCTGGAGTAAACAAATACAAAGTAGATGATGATTATTTGTATGTTAGGCGCGTTGTATATCAGCCACAACTTAATGTATATGGTTATTACAATATGTTTTCAGCATTCGGCGCTTGGGGACCATGGATGCAATGGTTTAGAAATATGTCATTGACTGACTATACCATTACAGATATGTATATTTCTCAGACGCGTAGAACTATGGGACTGCAAGGTACATGGCAGTTCGATCATCCGTACATTTATTTGTACCCTACACCAACAAATGCAGTACCCGTTTTCGTTAAATATACGAAATTGTTAGATTATGGTAATGATAGTCGCGATATTCGAGAAGAATCTTGGGTTCGTGATTATGCCACGGCTGTAATGAAAATTCGCTTAGGTCGTGTGCGTAGTAAATATAGTTCGCTGCCAGGACCTCGTGGTGACGTCAGTATGGACGGCGAATCATTAATTTCGGAAGGTCGTGAAGATTTAGAACGTTTAAGAAATGAAGCGCGACTTGAATATGAAGAACCATTAGGGTTTTTCGTCGATTCTTATTTTGGATAAAAGAAAGAGAAAATAAAATGGCAAAAGCAGGACTTTTTAAATCAGACACTGAAACACAATTTATGCGTACTTTGGCCGGTTCCGGCGATGGTGCAAAAGGTGTTGTACGAGAAGAATTAGCACGCATTAAAAATGGCGAAACCACAAATGAAATAAGTGCAAAATTTCAATATGACCCAAGTTATAATGAGGGCATACGCATTACAAAAGATGTTTTAATGCAAAGTATTATGGAAGTAATGGTTGGCATTCCTGATGGAGAAGCTCAAAAGCTGACTTCGCTTTTATATGACAGGCTGGAGAAAAAAGGTTAAGGCTAAATAACAATGGCTAAAACATATATTAAAATAGAAAATACATCAACTAGTGGTACTTATAAAACGACTTTGATACATGACTATAGTGATTGGGAGCATTCTGAAATGCTCAGAAAAACTGGCTATATTGAAGTTGAAATTGGTGGTACCTTTACTGTTGCTGTACCTGTATATGGTAGTGTTACTTTGACGTTAGCTAGTAATGAAATAAAGTTTCCGGACTCGTTTCCGCAAACCTTTCTATCTAGTGTGGAAGACGCCGGGGGTGACTATGAATTGGCTGCAGCAAAAGCTGACGCATGGCGTATCCACACTTTGGAAGAATTGACAACAGCTATACAAACACGTTGGACAGCCACCAAAGATATAGACTTTGAATCAGAATCTACAAGTGAAATTATAAGTACATAGCATAATATGCTCACATGATAGATAATATTAGCTTGCAAAGCCTGCCTTTATGGTGGGTTTTTTTGTTTATCCGAAGATAATACATAGAGGTGAATAATGGTAAAACAACCGCCGATATTTTATACTAATAAATTTCCGGAAGACGATAAGAAAAAAAGGCCATATAATACTGATGGTAATTTCCTAAATAATACCATAGATTATTATCAGCCACCGTTTCTTAACGAGATGTCCGGTAATTCTCCTGATGGTACACTTTCTTTGTATAATCCCGATGGGGAAGACCGAAAGTTATTTGATACAGTAGACCAGGAAGTTATTTTTATTACAAGTGACCCTTTATGGTGGTCTAAATTGGATAGAGACAGAACAGAAACGGATATAATAACCGGTGAAGCGCCGGTAAGATATTATTCAAAACCTGTAGAGTTTAAGGGCAGTTATGAAGACGCAATAGGTGACATTAACTTGTCAGCGTTCGGCTTAGATCAGATAGCAAGTATTACTATATACTGTAATTATAATTGGGTACTAAGAAAATTTGATGACGCTCCAAAAACAGGAGATTTAATCTTCCTCCATGATGGACGTATTATGGAAATTATGGCGTCTTATGTAAATGATCCCCAAAAGGGTAGACCGCAACACTGGGTATTGGAAACGCAAACTGCACAAACGGATAATTATATTATTGAAACCGAAAATGGCGAGATGAATTTAAGTTATTCGCAATTAAAGGACAATACTCCGGACGGGTTTACAGAATATGAAGAATTAGATAGCGAACTTAGTGATTTAACAGAAGATGACAATTATGAATCAAGGTGGAACTAATGAAATTAGATGCAATTTTGACTGAGGCTGGGTATTATGTCCCTACTTTGACACAAACCGATTTTATGAATATGTGGAAAACACTAAAAGAAAGTAGCGAAATACACCAATATCTTGCAGAATGCGGAGCGGGTATTGCTATTAACATATATTTTAAGGAGAATAATGTAAATGTCAAAGTGTTTGGACGAAATGGAAGTATTAAAGGTGCTGACGTGTTTGGTAGATGGGATGAAACAAAGAAATTTGACGTTTCGACTTTGCCTTCATTAATATGGACATGGATTGATAGAACAACAAAAAAATATTACAATAAGTATTAAAATGAATATTGAATGTATATCTGAAATACTTACAGTGGGCGGACTTAGAAGGAATACACCTATTTCGACTAGAAATGCTGCTGATGGCGTTTCTACACACTTTATGGGTGAACGGGCAGGAAAAGACCCGAACGGCGCTTATAGGCAGTTTTCCTTTGACGTAAAGGGCAAGTATAAGCCTAAAGTAAGGGTATATACTGACAAAGCGGTAAATTCGCGCTCTGGTGCGTGGGTAACTTGTAACTGTAATGATTTTAAGTATCGCTGGGAAGTAGTTTTGGCTGACCGCGGATCTTCCAAGCTAAAAAGTGCTGATGATGTACAGCCTGAAATTAGAAACCCTCAAAAAAAAGCTGGTGTATGTAAGCATATTTATGCAGCATTAGTATATTTAAGAGACGAACATGGAATATAGCGACGAAATTGATGAGTTATTAGACGATTTATTAGAGGATTTGGCGGAGCGTTTGACTGTTAATTCTGGTTATAAATTTATTGTGGACGAAGATAAAGACATGGTAAAACCTTTAGAGGCAACTGAATTTAAAGCGCGATTATTAGAATTAGGATCAACAACGATTCCATCTGAGCATAGTCCATTTTTCAAAAATACTATTGCTGAATGGAAAAAAGCAAATAAGATTAAATAGAGGCAATAATGAGTGGAGCTACATACGATCCTTTTAGCCACAGATACGATGGCCTTTATTTTTTAGCATGGGATAGCTATAACCGTGCTATTTATCATTGGTTGTCGGGCATTAAAGTTTACAATAAAACGAAACATAATGATGTAAATGTACTATTTAATACGCCAGAGCGTGCGCACGCAAGACTTATTGCACCACAAACGAATCAAAGAGTAACAATACCAGCTCTGTCATTTTATATAAATTCTGTATCGCAAGATTTAAATAGACAGTTTTTTCCGACTGTACATCCATGGACAACAATACCTACATATGACTCGGATGGGAATGTAGTATCCTGGCAACGTCACTCAAAAGCATTGCCATATGATCTTAGCTATACTGTAACTCTGTGGTATAAATACGATTTTGAAATGCAACAAGTAGAAGCAAATTTATTGTGGCGATTTACACCATTAAGCTATATAATGGGCAACGGCGCAGTATCACCTATTTACTTGGAATCTATTTCGGACTCAAGCGATTTAGAGGTGGGTCCAGAAACAGATAGAGTGATGAGAAGAACATATTCGTTAAGAGTAGACGCATGGCTTCCGCTTCCATATCAAGAATTCGATCCACTATCGAATATAAATATAGGAATGGTTGGTGCCAGTGTTTTTTCTGATGACATTGGGGCAAATAATATAACTGGAGATTCAGAAATTGACAATATAAATAGTCAGTTATTTGATAATTTAGATGAAAATGTAGATATAAGAGATATTAGTTTGATAACAATCGCTGAAGCCGTACCTGGTGTGATTACATATGAGACGCCTGTATTAGGTGGCGATGTTTTAATTTAAGAATGGAGATAAAATGAAAGCAATTCGAAACATTTCGGGTCAAACTTTAGGGTTAATTGTTAATGGAGAAACTGTTATCATCCACCCAAGAGAGGAACTTATTGTTAAAGAATACACAGCACAAATGGATAACATGGCATCTGCTCGCAAGAGAATGCTAAAAAAAATTATTGTTAGCAATTAACGGAGGACAAATATGACAACATTACTAAGCCCCACAGTTGTTACTAGTGAAACTGACTTGTCTTTTGTGGCACAGTCAATTTCGACAAGTATTGCTGGAATTGTTGGTGCTGCAAGTAAAGGTGCAGTAAATAAAAGGATATACTTGTCATCACAAGATGACGTTATCATTAAATTGGGTAAACCACTATTGACAGATTACGGTGTTCAAACCGCTTCTCTGTTTATGAAACAGTCAAGCAACGGTTGGTATAATCGTATTGCTTCGCTACGCGGAAATGATCCTGTGGCAACTGCAAATACTGATACGAGGGCTCTGTTAACTCAAACCTCGCTTACAGCATTTGTAGCACCATCAGATATTATTGCTCTGGCTGGCGGAAGTTCTCAGAATCTTAGGTTGCGTTTTGATGATACTAATGATATTACAATAACTTTTACAACTGCTATTGTAACTTCTTTGGTGCGCTCAACAATGCTTGACACTATGATTGCGTTGACTGGTTGGTTGGACGGCGTACTAAGTTTAAATGGGACTGCTGAACCACGCTACGGGTTTACCGGCTATACTCAACTTGGTGATGGTTCTTACGTTCTGACAATTCAGAGCGAATTAAAATCCGGATTAAGCAAAATTGAAGTAATGGTCCCAACTGGAACCGATGCTGCAAGTTATTTTGGCTGGACTTCCGGTGTTACCAGTGAAACCGGTACGCGTTCGATTGTATTGAATACCAATTTGACGTCCGCTGTCGTGACTTCTTTGGCACAAGGCGTAAGTGGATATAACCTGGGAACATCTGCAACATCGACATCTGTAAATTCTGCTACATATAACCTTGGTGTTTTAGCAGATGGTAGTCTTGATGTAAATAATATGGGCGCATCCCCTAATGCATATTCTTTTGTATCAGTTTTGGAAAGCAATACGACTACTACAATGAATCTTGACAGTGATGGAATTCACGCACAGGCTCAAGCTGCACCGTACGCATTTAATCCGGTTGTGCAAATTGTTGTTGACGGATATACAACTTCTATTGAAATTCCATTAACAACATGGACAATTGGTGCTATTACAAATGCTAATATGCAAGATTTTGCAACTGCTATTAATACAGCTACTCCTTCTGGGTTGGGCGATATTGCATTCTACAATACTGCAACTAAGAAAATGTATTTGCAATCTCCGGGCAAAAGCGTTGGCTATACTTATATTAGTGTACCGTTGGAACAATCTGATACGGTAGCAGGAAATGCTGCTATGGCTATTAGAGCAATGAATTTTTTAGGGTTTGATTTTCAAGACGTTAAGGTCCAAAATCAAATAACTATTGAAACTGAAACAAGTTCTGAAACAATTTCGTTTGATTATACTACTGTACATTCTTACGGATTGTCTCCGGCATCATTAACCACAGCACAAGTTGTTAGTCTTATTAATGCACAATTCGGATCTACTATTGCAAGTATTGATAGCGGATTAAATATTTCTCTGGCTAACGACTATCGTGGTATTGACGGGTTTGTTAAGGCAAGTGGATATCAAACAAGTAAATTGGCTATTGATTCTACTGCCTTTGACTATACTAGCAGTTGGTATTTACCTTCAAGTTCTCCGATTCGTTTAATCGGCGCCGAAACTGCTACTGCGGCTGGGTTAAATAATACATATCTAAAATGCAGTTTTGGAACGGATTGGGCAATTGTGCGTATTAATAATACTACATATGCATCTGATCCTGTGGCAATTGGATCTGCAAAACTAGATGTAGAGGCAACTTCTTTTGCTGCAACTCCTACTCAAATTAATGCATTTAAAATTGCTTTGGCCGCTGTATTATTCGGGCATGTTATAAGTTCTCCGGGCGATGGATTTGTTATTGGCGAATGGACTGTTGGAACATTAGTAGCAGCAGGAACCGAATTGAGAGTTTATAACGGTGGTGGTCTTACTGCTGGACGAGTAAGAGTTGTTGATAGTAATGATAATACTGCAACTACTTATCCAGCTTCTCATGAAGGTAATATTTCATATGTTGTAACAGCATTGCCTGCACCAGATACAACAACAGTAACACTTCGGGATGCCGGTGGAACAAATGTTCTTACTGTGACATCATTACATGATGATAGAGAACTTCACTTATATGTAGATAATACGCCAGCATTGACGTTTGCCGGTAAAACAATGACCGGATTCGCAAGCTCTGGTAGTTATGCTACTTGGCTACAAAAATCATCAAATACTGTAACAGGTGATGAAACAGCCGAATTGACAATTGGCGCAGGCGGCGATTTATCTTCTGTAGGTCAACTTTCAGTTAGTACAACAGATGCTTCATGGGCATTAGTATTAGACTTATTGTTTGATGATGGTGCCGGAACTGATTATTCTGCATTGGTTGCTGTTGTGCCAAGCGGAACTACGGCATTTACAACTTCAATTAAGGGTGGACATAGTATAGCAGTTGCGGAATGCCCTGTTGACGTTATTACTCTTGCACAGGGTAATGGATATGATGTTACATGGACTGCTGGCACCGGTTCTTATGCATATGTTAATACTGCAACGGGTACTTTAGATTTTGCTCTTGATGCACTAAAATTAAATGGTCAGGATTTACCTTCTGCTGGTGCTGGCGGCAAAGCCAAGGGTTATTTGATTGGTAATGCCGACATTGAATATATTTTCCGTCCATCAACTGTTACACCGGGCGCATATGCAGCTCAGTGGCAGAATGGTAGAATTACAACTTCTCGTGTAGCTTATAACGATATAACTTCAACATTTGTTGCCACTGCTCGTTCGTTCTTCCCGAATGATGATTGGGGTGGCGGCTACAATAGGTTTGCTGTTGTCGTAGATGATGATTATACCGTAGATATTGATTTTAATGATTATACATTTGTTGATCAAAGTGCTGCAACCGCAAGTGAAACTGCCGATGCTCTTAATGCTCGTGCAAAACTCATTAATAGTACGCTAAATGGTTTTGCCACAGCAGTAAGCAATAAGATTGTATTAACAAGTCCTACAAAAGGCGTTTCAAGTCAGCTTCGCGGAGTTATTGATAATACCGCATTAGATTTTTCTGCTATTGTTAGTACACCTGCAACTGGTAGTGGTTATCCCAATCTATCCTTTAAGGTGGATGGCGGGACTACAAATACTATTGATTTTACTGACTATGCAGGTATTTTGATTGCAGATCAAAGTGCGGCTACTGCTGATGAAGTCGTTGCTTCCATTCTCAGAGGAACATCTCTAAGTAGCAGTCTTGTCTATACAGACGGCGTTGGTGTTGCAACTACAGTAAATGTCAAGAGTCTTGTTACCGGCACAAGTGGTACCGTGGAAATTCTGACAGCTAATCAGGCACTGGGTGACGAGTTTGGTATTCAAACTGTTTATACTGGGACCCAAACTGAAGTTGCTGCCGGCGTTGCTTTTGCAGTAAGTCCTGGTACTTGGGCAAATGCTGACGAGGATGCTCTGAAAATTAAATTTACTGACGAAAATCCGCTGTTCTTTGCGCCTAATACTTCTCGTGTAGATATTTATAGTGGTTCTACTATTTTAGCATCATATCGCGAAGTTTCTCCTGATCCTGATGCTGATGGCAGCCATGGAACAACCGGAGAGGGAACATTCATTGAGGACGAACTTGGTAATAGCAATGACGTTGCCAACGGAACTAATCCTAATCCATATTTCGCGTTTGACCTTGACGAAGATTTAACTACAGACGTCATTGATTATAATGGTGGAAAATTTAAGTCTGGAACTTATTCGTTAAGTGGCGGAGCTGATGGTATCAATGAATTAACTGGAAGTGATTTTGTTGGTGTTTCTTATGATTCCACATATGGTGGACCTACAGGAATTCAGAATTTTGCTGATAAGCATTCATCATTTATTAACTTCCTGGTTGCCCCAGGCCGTTCAGATAGTGCTGTTATTCAGTCATTATTCTCTGTAGCTGAAGAACGCGGCGATTGTTTGGCCCTTGTGGATCCGCCTATCTCTCTGAGACCAGAACAAGTAGTGGATTGGCACAATGGCCTAGGTTATGGTAATAGTGTGGCATTTAACACAAGTTACGCAGCATTATACGGTACTTGGTTCTATCATAGTGATCCGTATAATAACACGAATATTTATTTACCACCTAGTGCATATCTGCTAAAGCAGTATGCATATAGCGATTCCATTTCGGAACCATGGTTTGCAGTAGCAGGTGATACGCGCGGTAAAGTTACCGGTGCTATTGGGGTTGAATATTCACCAAACGAGGGTGAACGCGACTTAATGTACGGCAATGGAAATGCAGTGAATCCGATTGTTAATTTCGTACAAAGCGGAATTAAAATCTGGGGCCAGAAAACCCTTTCACGCACAGAGTCTTCATTGAATCGTATCAATGTGAGGCGTTTATTCTTGTTTGCTCGTAGAACCGTAGAATTAGCCTCACAAGTTATATTGTTTGAACCTAATGATGCGTTGACCCGTAAGAAATTGGTGGAAATAATTGAAGGTGCTATGTCCGATATTCTATCAAGACGCGGTATTACAAGATTCCAGGTTGAAGACAAGACTGATGCTTTCCTGATTAATCAGAATAGAATCAAGATTGTTGTGTTTGTTGAACCACAACAAACTGCTGAATTCATTGAGATTCCGTTTATTGTAACCGGTAGCGGACAAGCATTTATCGAAGGTTAAGGAGAATAAAACATGGGAATTTTAGGAATAGTTGGCAATTCGCGAATTGGCAATGAAGTTGATGGCATGGGAAACTATGACGTTAAACGAAATAATATGTGGGAAATGAAACTGGCCCGTTCGTTTGGCTCAGATGATTTTCGCAATTCCTTTACTCTACAGATGAATAAGGCTGCAAGACCTAATTTCACTTTGGGCGAAGTCGAATTACAAAGGGGTAACGAACGTTGGTACGTTGCCTCTAAACCAGTCGCACAGGATTTGGCAGTTTCGTTTTATGACGCTTTACCATCTCAGGGTGTAAGTTATACTTATCAGCGTGAAGGCGTACAAAGTCCACACCCGGCTGGTAATCCTGATATGCGTAGTGCATCGCAAATATTGTATAACTGGTATTTACTAATATATAATCCGTCTTCTGGGTATATGGGATTAGCAAGTGAATATCAAACTAATGCATATATTACGTTATATTCAGGTAGCGGTGAACCTATCGAACGTTGGATGTATCTTGGTTTATGGCCAAGAGAAGTAAATATGGGCGATTTAGACCATGCCACTGAAGGCGATCCTCTAACAATCGAAGCGACTTTTAGATTTAATAAAGTCTATCGTATTGACCCAGGTACAACAGCAGAACCTACAGATGGTGATGCTCAGTTGTTACCAGAAACAGCAGAGAGTTCTTTTAATATCCTCTAATAACTAATTAAGCACAGCACTTAGAAAAAGTTTAAGTGCTGTGCTTTTCTTTGAAACGCGAGTAACAAAATGTCAAAAATAACAGAATTTAGTACATTTTCAGAAAACAAAATTGACGCAAAGACAATTAGGGCAGTCGGCAATAAGTTGGGTATTAATTGGAATAAAATCCCATTTTCAGAATTTGAAGCGGGATATTATGTAGAATTAGAACACGGATTACAAGACCCCGAAACAAATGCAACAAATGACGATCCTGTTATGACAGCCAAAATTGCATGGGTTCATCTAAAGGAATTTTCAGACTATTATACTCGTCTCAAGAAAATGGAACGAGAAGGCAAGGAACAAAAAAATAGGGAACATTAAGAATTTTATTAGTGATATAATTAGTGAAGGCAAAAAACCTCGAAAATTTGATGTTGGTGATATTGTTAGAATTAAATTATATGATGATGGCCCACTATCAAAACAACCGCTAGGCAAAGTTTTTAGTATAGTCGGCTATGATAATTATACCGGAAAATGGAAATATAAAGTAAAAGAACAGGGATCCGGAGTACGTAAAACCTGGTCTGAAAACAATTTAATTTTAGTAAAGAAAGTCAAAGAGGGTGTCAATAAAGTAGCCGCCCCTAAAGATAAAATCACAAAACAAGTTAAAGATTTAAGTACAAGTTTAGATTATTTTATAAAAAACGAGTTAGTAAAAAATGCAGGCAATCCTTCAAAATATTATGCAAATATAGCCGATATTTTGGGTATTTTTGTACGTATATTAAAAATAACTAAAGACACAGATATCATAAAACATATTGAAAGTACAATAAAAATTTTACAAAATCGTAGCGCTTCATATCGCAATCATACTGATACATGGGAATGGTAAAACTTGACAAATATCTAAAAGTATGTTATAGTTCTATTTAGGCAACTGTCTTGTTTAAATTTGTTCCTTGTCAGCGATAAGGAGCCTACAAAGGTTTTTCGGTGTACCCGCCCAGCGAAACATCGGTTTTTGTTTTATCATGGGTTCGCCAACTTTTCCGTTGTGATAAAATGTAAGTGTCAAAAGGCGTATAACGACACATTTCCTATGTACCACGATGTACAAAAGGAAACAGCCTCGTCATCGGCGGGGCCAGCCCCACCACGGATAGTATCTGTGGCCCTACCCCCCTTCGTTCGAAAGTTGGGGGGTTTCTTTTTTTCTTGACAAAACGGCCGTCTTG